TCATGCAGGAGGCCTTGGTATCGGCCATAGATATTGTTCTATAGAAGAGCAAGTAGAAATGGTACGACCAACTATTAGCCACCCTTACAAGAAGAAAGAAGAGAAAATGGATTGGGACAAGGTTAAGAGTACCTCCTCCTTGCACCCGTTTATGAAAATGAAAGAGGTTTATGTAGACCTTCATCACTCGCCAAGGGCAAAGGCCTTGAATACTGGAGTTGATGATTTGGTACAGGACTACAAAGAGTATAGTCACACTGCAGCGGCCGCTATTGGTGTAACAGGAGACTTCCTTGAACGTGCCCAGGAACTTGTAAAAGCAGAGTGCAAGATCCTTTGTATTGATGTAGCTCACGGCCATCACATCTCCGTGAAAAAAGCTCTTAAAAAACTTAAGAAGCAGTTTGGTGATGATGTTGTACTCATTGCAGGTAATGTAGCTACTGCGAGAGCCTTCGAACACTTGTCTGATTGGGGAGCAGATGCCATCAGGGTAGGTATCGGTGGAGGTTCTATTTGTTCTACAAGAATTCAAACCGGTCATGGCGTACCGACACTGCAATCAGTTATGGACTGCGCAGAATCAGAAGGTGACGCAAAAATCATTGCTGATGGTGGAATTAGAAATGCTGGAGACATTGTTAAGTGTCTCGCTGCGGGTGCAGACTTTGTAATGCTGGGTTCGCTACTGGCCGGAACCGACCAGACCCCTGGCCAAGTGTTTACTTCAGCGGAGGGTAATAAATATAAGGTCTACAGGGGTATGGCTTCTGCAGAGGCTCAGATTGATTGGAGAGGTAAAGCAAAGTCCCTTGAAGGTGTATCAACCACTATTCCATGGAAGGGCTCGGTGAAAAAAATCTTAAAAGATTTAGAACAAAACATTCGCTCTGGGCTTTCTTACAGTGGTGCAACTAGCATAGATGACCTGTATAACAGTGCAAAGTTTATCAAGCAAACTCAAGCAGGTCTACGCGAAAGCTTTACACATATTTTAAGCAGATGACTGATCCCAATAAGATAACAAACTTAACTTTTACATGTTTCATGAAAGATTCTGCAGATCTAAAACTTAGACTTAGGTATGATGGAATATCACAGAGCCATTTTCTTAGAACACTAGTATCGATGTATGTATCGAAAGATCCTTTGATGCTACAGGTTGTAGAAAAAATAAAGTTAGATCAAAAAGTTATGGGAAAGAAGAAGATACTTAGAACCAAAAAAGATATAGAAAAATCTTCTAAGATCTTAGCTGATCTTGGAATAACAAAAGAAGAAAAGGAGAACATATTCGACATGATAGAGTTGGACACAGAGGAGTATTATGAGTGAAGATTCATGCCCTCATTGTAAGGAAGAGAACAGAAGCAGGTGCTGGATAGATTACCCAGAAGATGACAATTGCATCCATGTGGCTATATCAAAACACGGACCTATGACCCTGGCTGAAGTCGCTAAGAGGCTTAACCTTTCTTTGGTCAGAGTATCTCAAATTGAAAAAGCAGCTTTAAAGAAACTTTCCAAGAGAATAAAATTATGACTTTTCTCACGAAAACTTACTATTTATAGTTGTATTATTACATTAATCACTACTTTCAAAATAAGGAGAACATACAATGAGTGATAACAAATTACTAAACGAAAGCACCATTCGACGCTTTATGAAGTTGGCGAATGTTGATAGTCTTACAGACAATTTCATGGAAAACCTTGAAGAAGGCGGCATGGCCAGATCAAAGGGCAACATGATGCCCGGGAGAATGTCCGACGCGCCCGGGAGAATGTCCGACGATCCTAAGAAGAAGAAGAAGGGACATATGTCTGAAGAAGAAGAGACAACTGAAGAGACAGTAACTGAAGAAGAGGAAGATCTCAACGAAGATGCAGATGAACTCTTTGAACAAGAAGAGGATGAAGAAATCGGAGGAGAAGAAGAAGATCCGGAAATGGATGAGCCAATGGATGATGCAATGGATGAACCAATGGGTGATGAGCCAGAGCCTGGTCCGGCTGATATGAGCCTCACAGAAGAAGAAGCTCAGCTTTTAATTGATCTTGGTAAGCGACTTGAAGAAGCAATGGGTGCTGAAATGGATGAGCCTATGGATGCAGGAGCCGATATGGATGATATGGGCGGTGAAGAACCAGCACTTGATGATCCTGCAGGCGAAGAAGGCGAAGAGGATCCTGAAGACGAGGTAATGCAAGAAGAGCTTGTACAAGAAGTTCTTAGAAGAGTTACCAAGAGACTCGTAGCAGAAAAACTTAGAAAGTAAGATAAAATAATACGTTATCACTACACTTTAAACCCCATTCCACTTGTGGACAATGGGGTTTTTTTCTATTGACTTACAAGTTTGGTAATGATATTATAATATTATGAATGAACAAGCAATATATTACTTTTTGATGTTCTTTGCAGGAGCAATCTTAGCAAGGTTAACTTTTTACTTTCAAAATAAATCTTTAGAGAAGAATACAATTCAGTTGTTATCCGCGCAGGTTATAAGTATCTTTGAATTTTTGTACAAGATAAACAAAACTTACATTCAAGATAGAACAACATTTTACTCAGAGGTAAATACTTGGGACGATTCTCAAAAATCTAAGTATTTAAATTTAGAGGAAAGACATTTGGAACAACAGATGGCTGTTGTTACAATACTTTTAGTATCAACCTTTAAGAAAAAGTTTAGAAAAAATCTACTCTTTAAAGATTGGACTGATGTTAAAAGAATCCTCAGAGCAGCGGAGGAAATTGTAGATGAGAAGGATAAAGGGTGAATACTGGAATATCGAGGATAACTTGTATAGACTGCAACTAAAAACTACTGCAGAACTAGAAGTGATAGAAGAAATGCTACCAGGATGGGAGTGTGTATCATTCGGATATGTACCAACCACCAAGGAAGACATACTAGTTTTCGAGAAAAACTTTGAATCAAAGTTTGACTGGACAAACTTTATAAGTTCTGATAACATAACAACAGAAAATATTGATTTGAGAGAAGCATAATGACTAAAAGAGTCTCGGCACAGCCAAAGAAAAAAACAAAAAAGAAACAAAAGAAAGAGGATATTTTAACTGATGAGGACAAGCAGATTGTCGTAGTTAATAATATTCAAATGCCCGCTGCACCTGAAAATGAGCTTAGGACTATAAATCTTTACGGAGATATATCAGAGCAGAAAGGCGCAGACGTAGTAGCAGCACTCCTATACTTAGAGAATACATCCCACTCTCCAGTAATGGAAGATCCAAAAGATCCAGAAGGTACTCCTATAATTGTAGCGCGATCTATTGCAATGATGATATCAACCCATGGAGGTACAGCCTCTGATATGTTCTCGATACTTGACGTGATGGATATGGTGAAAGAAAGAACCTGCGATATCGAAACTATTGGAATTGGTAAAGTGATGTCCGCTGGAGTTCCAATTCTTGCGGCAGGCACACCAGGCAAGAGGGCAGTAGGGCGCAATTGCCGAATCATGTTGCATAATGTGATGGCAGGAACAGGTGGAACTATATTTTCAATGGAAAATGAACTTGAAGAAATCAAGTGGATCCAAGAGAGGTATATTGAAACCCTTGCTGGTTATACAAAACTAACTCCATCTAAGATAAAGAAGCTTTTAAAGACCCAGAAGGACGTTTACTTCTCCGCAGAGGAAGCAATTAAAATGGGTATTGCAGATCAAATTATCTAATTATACAGAGGAGTTTTAACATGTCGTGGCACAAAGAATTTTTATCAGAGAACAATAAGAAGCCCACCATATCAACGATGGGTGATCTTTTCAATCTTATTGAAGAAGTGTATGAAGTAGAGAAGGGTACTCTTTTTTCACTTAAAAAGTCGGAGAACGAATTACTAAGAGAACAGTTTGTTAATGAGAGAAAAGAAGTCTCTATGACTTTGCAGGCAATCCCCGAAATTGCAGTCTCAGAACTTGGGTGGACAAACCTTACAGGAGAGGGAGATACCGCAGTCTCTGGCCCAGAGAGGGCAAAGCTTGAGCAATTTCTTTCCAAAATCCAGGGAGACAGTTT